TACTTCGTGAGGTTGTTAAGAGAGTACACCTCAAACATCACCCTGAACAATTTTGTACTGATAGGGAAGCTGATAAAGTTATAGCTGTCATAGGTCCTGAAACTGTTGACACCCTTTTAAGAATTGGAGTCAATACAAAAATTGATACAGTTTAAATACAAACCTGATGGTGAAGTCTTAAAGGCTTTTATGAAAGATAATACTTTCTTTCGTGGCATTAGAGGTCCAGTTGGAAGTGGCAAGTCAGTTGCTTGTAGTATAGAAATATTTAGAAGAGCCTTGATGCAAGAACCTGATAAGTCAGGTAAAAGAAAAAGCAGATGGGCAATCATAAGAAACACTAATCCACAACTTAGAACAACAACTATAAAGACTTGGCTTGATTGGTTTCCTGAAAATGAATGGGGTAAGTTTATGTGGTCTGTGCCATATACCCATATGATTACAGCAGGTGATCTTGAGATGGAGGTTATCTTTCTTGCACTTGATAGACCTGAAGATGTTAAAAAACTATTATCATTAGAACTTACTGGGGTATGGGTTAACGAGGCTAGAGAAATACCTAAGTCTATTATTGATGCTTGTACTATGAGAGTTGGTAGATATCCTAGTGTCAAAGATGGTGGTGCATCTTGGTCAGGTGTTATCTGTGATACCAATAGTCCTGAAGAAGATCACTGGTGGTCAATAATGTCAGGTGAAGTACCAGTACCAGACCATATAACTTTGGAAGAAAGTCGTATGTTAATCAAGCCTGATAACTGGCAGTTCTTTACACAGCCTAGTGGCATGATAGAAGAAAAAGATGAAGATGGTGTTGTAAGTGGATACAAGCCAAATAAAAAGGCAGAGAACAGCAAAAATATATTAGAGTCATATTATCCTAACTTGGTACAAGGTAAAACAAAGTCTTGGATAGATGTATATGTTATGAATAGGCTTGGTAGTATTCAAGATGGTAAACCAGTTTATAATATGTTTGTAGCTGATACCCATGTCGCAAAAGAAGAAATACCAGTAGCAGATGGTGTGCCAGTATATATTGGACTGGACTTTGGTCTTACACCTGCGGCAGTCTTTGGTCAAAAGGTAAGAGGCAGATGGAATATATTACAAGAGATTGTAGCTTTTGATATGGGTGTTGTTAGGTTTGCAGAGTTACTTCGTGCAGAAATAGCAACAAGATATGCTAACTGTGAGGTTCATATATATGGTGACCCAGCAGGTGACTTTAGATCTCAAACAGATGAATCTACACCTTTTCAGATATTGCGAGGTGCAGGATTGACTGCTAGACCTACGCAAAGTAATGATGTTGCGTTACGAATAGAGTCTGTAGCATCTGTATTAAATAGAATGGTAGATGGCTTATCAGGGATTTTGATTGACTTTAGGTGCAAAGAATTGGTAAAAGGATTTGAGGGAGGTTATCAATATCGTAGACTTCAGGTGTCAGGAGAACGATATGAAGATAAACCTCTTAAAGATAGATACTCACATATCCATGATGCTTTACAGTATTTGATGTTGGGTTCAGGTGAGGGAAGGCAGGTACTAGGCATGAATAAAAAGATAGAAACATTTAATGCTAGAGTAGATTATGATGTCTTTAGTCGCAGAGCAAAACCTCAAAGAAGGCAAGGATTATGGGCAAGAATGTAAGGAGATCCTAATGTGTTTACCTAGAAGTAGTCCAAAGCCACCTCCTCCTACTATAGAAGAAAAAGAGGAGAAGATGGAACGAGAAGCTGTTCAAGAAGTAGAAACTCAAAAAAGAGCAGATGCTAGACAAGATGTTCTTGAAGAAAATATAACAGCAAAAAGAAAGGGTACTGGTAGAAGATCATTGCTACGAGGCTCAGGTGGTGGCATAGGTTTTTATAACGAATACGATATGTAATGCACGAAAAAACTGTAGAAAAATTACTTCAAAACTACGAGAAGTCTAAATCTCATAGGCTACACTTTGAAGATATTTATGATGAAATCTTTGAGTTTACTTTGCCACAACGTCAGGGTTTTAAAACTGTTACGATTGGTGAAAGACGAGATGATAGAATCTTAGATGAAACAGCAGTTGTTGGGGTACAAGAGTTTGCTTCAAGATTACAATCAGGATTGACACCTAACTTTGCTAGATGGGCAGACTTTGTTACTGGTCAAGAAGTACCTGAAGAAGAAAGAGATGATATAAATAATGCACTAGATGGTGTTACAGATTATGTATTTGAGATATTACAGACATCAAACTTTGCACAAGAGATACATGAATGCTTTATAGACTTGGCACTAGGAACTGCTGTTATATGTGTCATGGAAGGTGATGCAGTAAATCCTATTAGGTTTCAATCTATACCATTACCTCATGTAGTTTTAGATAGTGGACCTGATGGTAAGATAGATCATATATACAGAGAAAGATCTATTAAGAATGAAGATATGCCAGTGGCATATCCTAATGCAGTATTTACACCACAAATAGCAGAAAGAATTACTAGAGAACCTGAAGGTAAATCAAAAATATTAGAAATATCTTGTAGACTATATGATGATCCTAATGAAGAAAAATATGGTTATTATATTATAGATGTTTCAGATAAAGTAATGATTATGTCTGAGATCTATAAAGGTGTTGGATCAAATCCTTTTATAGCATTTAGATGGAGCAAAGCCAGTGGTGAAATTTATGGCAGAGGTCCTGCATTAAATGCACTCAGTGCAATTAAAACTTGTAATCTAACAATAGAAATGATTTTAGAAAATGCACAGATGGCTATATCAGGTATCTATCAGATTGATGATGATGGTGTTATCAATGTTGATACAGTAAACTTAGTCCCTGGCACAGTCATTCCAAAAGCACCAAACTCTCAAGGTCTGCAACCAATAAGAGCGGCAGGTTCTTTTGATGTGGCAAATTTAGTTTTAAATGATATGAGGAATAATATAAAGAGAGCTTTGTATAATGATATGTTAGGTGATCCAAATAGAACACCTGCATCAGCTACAGAGGTTGCAGAACGTATGGCAGATCTATCAAGAAAGATAGGATCAGCTTTTGGTAGACTGCAATCTGAGATGGTACAGCCATTATTACAAAGAGTTGTCTATATATTACAGAAGCAGGGTCGGATAGAAATACCGACAGTCAATGGTAGAGAAGTTAAAATTCGTAGTGTTTCTCCCCTAGCACAAGCACAGAGCAATCAAGATATTGTTTCTCTTAATCGTTTTCTACAAACTGTTGCAGGTTCATTCGGTCCTGAAATATTAAATATACTGATTTCATCAGAAGAAACTGCACTGTATCTTGCCAAAAAGTTTGGTGTACCTGATAATTTAATTAGAGATGCAGATGAAAGAAGGCAGTTAGTACAGATGGCACAGCAAGTACAACAGATGCAACAACAAGGAGATCTACCTAATGCCTCAGCACTTGGGGGTTGACGGATACCCTAGACCCAAAGAACAAGACGAACAAATTTCCAAAGTTATAGAATCAGTATTCAAAACTCCAAATGGTTTGGAGATGTTACAGTATTTAAAGTCAATAACTATTGAAGCAGTTAGTGGTGCTAATATTTCAGATGCAGAGTTAAGGCATTTGGAAGGGCAAAGATATTTAGTGGCTTTAATAGTTAAAAGAATCAACCATGCACAAAGGATAAAGAAATGAGTGAAGAACAAGTAACACCAACAGAATCAGCTACAGAAACCCCAACAGAAGTTAGTCCTCCAACTACTAATGAATCTGTAGCTGAACCAACTAGACCTGAAGGCTTGCCTGAAAAGTTTGGTTCATGGGAAGATATGGCTAAATCATATTCAGAGTTAGAGTCATGGAAGGGAAAAAAAGAAGAAGATATAAAGGCTAATGTTTTGCAAGAGTTAGAAACAGAAGCCTATGCTAATAGACCTGCTAGTGCAGGTGACTATCAAATACCTGAGATACTTGATGAAGGTGAGGCGGCTACTAATCCATTACTTAAATGGTGGGCAGATTATTCTTGGGATAATGGTTTGTCACAAGAAGAGTTTAATGAAGGTATAGCTAAATGGGCAGAGCATACTGGTAGCAATCAACCTGATCTTGAACAAGTAAAAAAAGATTTAGGCGATAATGCAAATGCAAGAGTAGAGGCTACACAGTTATTTGTTAATAAGTTTTTTCCTGAAGATTTGCGAGATGCTGTTGCTGAACTTGGCACAAGTGCAGAGGGAATAAAAGCATTAGAACTTATACAAAGATCAATGCAACAAGCACAGCCAAATAATCAAGCCACTGCTCCTGCAAAACAAACGATTGAAGATCTTATGACAAAGATGAAAGATCCTAGATACTATGATCCTGCAAGAAGAGATCAGGCATATGTGCAAGAAATAACTAATGGCTTCAAGACACTTTAATGGCGAGGGTATCTATGATGGATACCCTATAGTCAAATCACATATAAAACATTTAAATTATCTGCAAAATAATATGCGAGATGCAGATGTTCGTGAGTGTATGATACATGGTGCTACACCTTTTCGTGCTTTGATGGCAGGTATTCGTGAGCCTAATGGAGAATCTTTTACTGTTATGGTTGATGGACAACCTGCATTTATCTTTGGCTGTAATCCTATAATTGATAATATGATAGGTAAAATATGGGCATTAGGCACATATGATATACATAAAATACAAAGAAAGTTTCTTAAATGGTGTGTTCCAGTAGTAGATTACTTTCAAAATAAGTATTATCAGTTAGAAAATGTAGTACCTGCTGACCATGCAAAGACATTGCAATGGTTAGATTACATAGGTTTTGAAGTAATAGAACAGCCTATAATGATAAATGGTTTTGCTGTTTTGCGATTTGTACGTTGCAAAGGCGAAAAAATTTTGGTAAATAAAGAATATAGCCCAGTTTGTAGCTGATAGCCCTAACGGATAACTAGATGAAGCTAACATTG